ATTTGCCGCTGCGCTGGTGTTCAGATCGGCGCGGCTGGAGATGTTGCAGCAATCGCGCAGATATTCAGCGGCGGCTGTGGCGGTGAACTGTTTGTCAATCAGGCCGCAGCGCATGGCCGCGAACTTCTGGAACCGGGGATCGTTGCACAAGATGCCTGCCTGGGCTGCGGGGGGTATCTGGTCGAACGGTGTGCGGACATGTTGATTCATGCTGTGCCTTTCCAGTCGATCGGTTGCGGGGTGTGATCGACTGCGCTGCGATTGATCATTGCGAATGGCCAAGGCTGTCCCGTAGCTGCCGCGCGGGCTTGCAGCTCGTCAGCCTGTCGCTGAGTGCCAAGCCATGCGTATTGCAGTCTTGTGGTCGTGCCGGATCCAGACAGATGCAGGTACTCGCCTGTGGCGCGGTGGCGTAGGCGCTGGTGGCCTGCTGCAACGTGGCTGGCTGTGGTGGTGCGCGCGATGTTGGATGCGATCAGCATTTGCTTTCCTTTCTGGCTGTGTGTTTCAGGCCGGGGCATTCGGGGTGAACTGTGCCGCCGGGGCATCCGCATCCGGGCCACTCTGGGCAGTGAAAAACAGGGGCGGTTTTCTGACTTGGAGGCGCGGGCGATTTGGTGCCGTGAGTGGTGGTGCGCCCGCGCCCCGGTAAGATAAAAAGGAGGCCGATGGCGACGAGCAGGACGCCACCGGCCAGGTGTCCGGCGTTGAGGACGCCACCGGATAAGGAGAAGGGGGCCATGTTCACGCACGCCCGGCGACGGCTTGGGCGTTGGCGATCTCTTCGGCGTGGTTGCGCGGCGCTGGAAACGGCACCTGATAGGTGCGGGCCAGGTCGATCCAATTTTGGATCGCGTCGACTTCGGTCGTGCCGAGAGCGGTGATGCCGTGCAGGCTGATTTCAAACAGGAAGCGCGGACAGTTGGTCGGATCGCTGGGCGGGGCGGTGTAAGTGCCTCCGCACTCGATCACCTCGTTGGCGACGGCGTCGCGCCGGTCTTTGGGCGACTGACGGGCCAGCGTGTCCAGAAAACTGTTCAGACGGGTAAAATGAGAATGCAGGCTCATCACCAGGATCGCCCCAACAGAACCAATAGTTCGATGTAGCAGCCGATCAGATAGAGGACGAACCACATCAGGATGGCAGCGCCGAGAAAGGTGCCGACCAGGACCATCCGATCAATGAACTGAAGGACGGGTTTCTCGTATTGGTGGGGATTTGTGAGCATCATGGCCTCCGTTTTTCAGAGGTATGTAGTGCGAAAAAATCGTATCAGTCAATAATTAAGTGCGAAAAAATCGTATAATTGACAGGCGAGACAAGATGCTGCTATTCGCCTATTGGTGAACAAATGGTGAACGAGCTGGGGAATCGGATGTGGGTACGAGTGTTGGCTCGAGTGCTGTTGCCGTTGGGTGTGAATTTAAACTGGGTGTTTGCCCCGTGCCTTTGGTGGCGCGTCAGGCGAGATGGGTCAGTATCTCTTGCCGAGCGTCGGCTGGCAGCCTCGAGGAATCTCCCCCCAGAATGAAATTGAAGTCCACACCAAAGGCACCAAGATAATAGGCCATTAATTTCACTGATGGGGAGCCAGTTTGTTCCTGGGAGCGGAAGGTCGTGTATTTAATGCCAGCATGGATCGCCAGTTCTTTTTGGGCGATTCCGGTCATTCTGCGGACTGCAACGAGCCGCAAGTGGATGGCTTCTGGCGATGTGTCTCCGCGTCGGCAGAGCCTGTCAATTTCTTGATAGTCCATATTCCATCACTCGCCTAAATGCGAAAATTTCGCATCAAAATTCATCTGCACTATTGTCGATACGAAAAAATCGCACTAACACTTGCGGCATGAACCATGACGTAAGACATTTCATATCCTCATTGGGCGGCTATCGGGACGTTGCGAAACGCCTGGAGAAGAAGCCGACGACCGTTCACACGCATATGCAGGCGGGTACGCTGCCAGCGACTTGGTACGACGCATTGTGCCGATTGGCGCGCGAGCGTGGGCTGAGAGAGCCTGAGCGCGCCCTTTTCAACTTTCTGCGCCTCGATGGCGAGCGCCAAGGGGTGGCGTGATGATCGTTGCCTTGCTGTCATGGTTCCAAAGTGCCGCCCTTGTTCTTGGCGGTCTTGTGAAATCAACAAAAGGATTCTCAGCATGACGCGAGCGACACGACCCGGCTCGATCCAATCGTCGGTTCGGGCGGCGTATCTGGCTGTTGGGGGGCTGGAAAGTGCCTCGGAGGATTTGGGGGTGTCGGTGACGACGCTGTCTTATGGAACCGAGGTGACGGATCTGCGGCCTGGCGGGCTGGGGGTGAACTATCTGGACCGGCTGGGGCGGATCGAGCCGCTATCGGCGGTCCCATTGGCGCAGCATTTCGCGCATCTGGCGGGGGGCGTGTTCCAGCCGGTGGATGTTCAGGGCGACTTGGCTGCGGATATAAGTCTGCTGACGCGGGAATTTTCAGATGTGCTGGCCAAACATGCCGAGGCGCATTCGTCAGATTCGGAAAACCCCACGGATTATACGGCGGCAGAAGCGCGGGACCAGCTCAAGGAGCTGGACGACGTGATCGAAGTTGCGGTGTCGCTGCGGGCGGCGTTGTTGACGCGGGCAGGGGGCTGAATGACACGGCGCGCTCAGAGGCCCGTGGAGGGCGATTTCAGAGGGCTGGGCACCCTGCCTAGCCGGGGCGGCCAAGTTGGGAATGCCGTGGCACGGCATTCTACGCCCGAAGATTTCCGCAGCTTTGCCCAGGCCGAGTTGGCTGTTTCTACACCATGGGAGCGGGGCGTGTGTTTTCTGCCCGAATGCGGCCGGGTGTTTGCACCGCGCCGGGATTGGCAAATCTATTGTTGCGCTGAGTGCGAACGCGCGGGCATGGCCGAGCTGCGCAAATGGGGACACCGGATGGCTTTGTCTGCGCTGGTGCACCGGATGGGCAAATATGAGGCTAGGGATGCGGGGATCCGCGATCTGACCCGCGTGGCGCGCAACCATATCACATACATGCAATCCGCCTGGCTGGCTGACCGCCGTGCGCGATCCGAGACGCGGGGGCTGTGATGGCTGTATCTGATCACATACGCCTGATGGATGGAGACCAGATCCAGGACTATCCGATCTCGACCAGGGACAGGCTGGATTCCCACTACTTTGTTCTATGGAATGTGAAGCGTTGGCAGGGCAGCGAGTTTCGCCGCAAAGCCTATTCGGACCCCGAGGTTGGGTTCTTTGGCTTTGAGCTGTTCATGGCCTCTCAAGGTGAAACCCCGGTCGGGACATTGCCCGCAGATGACAAGCAGTTGGCATTCTGTCTGCATTTGCCGCTGGAGCGTTGGCAGTCTCTTTTGCGGCGCGAGCTGACCCCGCTGCACGGGTGGACCCGTGTGCGCTGTGACAATGGTGAGATACGGCTGGCGCACCCGGTCGTGACTGAGGTCGCTCTGGAGGCCTTGGGGTCTAAAAAGCGGAACGCGGCCAAGAATGCGGACGACCGGATGCGCAAGCGACTGAACACGATCTGCGACAATCTCAAGCAGAAGATACCTGGCGGCACGCATATCGCGGCCAGCGACGAGCGTGTGAACCTGATCAGCGATTGGATCGAGGCGAACTATCCCGGTGGAAGCGCGACGGTGAACCGCATCAAGGAGGCGCTGAATGCCCTGTCGGCAGAGGCCTGAAAATCTTCCTGAAAACTTCCGCCGGAAGAAATGAAAATTTTTTAGGAAGATTTGGAATTTTTTTTGGAAGTTTTTTTTCTTCCGAAAACCGCGCGGCTGAAAGGAAAGGAGAGGAAATGACAAGGAAAAGACAACAGCGGTTTCGCCCCGGTTTTGAGGGCTGAACCTGTGGATAAGTCAGGATTTGCAGTGAAAGGGGAATGCCATGGATGAGGCGGGACAGAAGGAAGGGGAGCGCAGGGTGCGTGACCTACTGGTAAGGCCATTGAAGGCGCGGGGGCTGGCGAAGCCGTCCAGCCTGACCAATGCGGTATTTGAGGAAATGCTGGACGGCTTGTGCCAGAGGCTCGCCTATATGGATGCGGGGAGCTTGGCGGCGCTGGAAGAGGTGGCGGCGGCACGGCCTAGCGGCAAGGCGCGTGATCGCTTTCCGATTGCGAATGATCTGCTGTCGATGGCCTTGCAGATCCAGCCTCCGCCCGATGATGCATCGCCCTTGATGCGCAAGGTGTTTGCGCATGCGGTTGGTCGGCGCGCGATAGACGAGGGCTGGTCCCCCGAGCTGCTGGGGTATCTGCGTCGGCAGCGGGCTTGGCCGTCGGGGGAGTATGTTGTGAAAACCATCCGCGAGACTGCCGATCGGTCAATCCGTCGCCTGTCTGATCTTGAGGCGCGCCTGGGGCGCGGTGGCGTGTTGTCACCCGATGAGGCGGCGTGGCGGGACCATCGTTTGACTGCGGTCGAAAAATGCCGCGAGATTGGTCGGTTGGGGCAAGGGGATGCGGCATGATCCATGTTGATATATTCGCCGACATGACGGTGGAAGAGCTGGCCAATCTGGACCGGGCAGATCGTGCGGCATTGCAGTCCGAGGCCGAGGCGGAACGGATTGAAGCGGTGAAGGCGCGGGGCTTTGTGCCTGATGAGGTCGGGCCAGAAGTGCCCGAAGCTCCGGCGCGCGGCCCGGTGCGGATGTTCGAAAGCGTGAAGTCCTACCCCAAAGGCGCGGATGGGTTTGAGGTGAAGCGCGCCGGGTATATGGGGCGCAAAACGCTCCAGCGCGCGGATGTGTTCGATGTGATGGCGGCCAAGGCTGCGCGGCACAAAAAGTCCGCGCCATTCAATCCGTCTCAGGTTGCGATCGGGCGTTTCTATCGTGACCTGGTCGAGAAACACGCCTGCGCCGGGGTCAAGTGTTCGTCACTGGAAAGCCTGTCGCAGCGCGGCGGGAATGGCGGCGGGGAGTTCATGGACGCGGTGTTGCGGGATCGTCAACAGATCGACGTGCTGCGGCGGCGGATCGGCGATGGGTCTGCGCTTGTGGTGCGAAGGCATCGCCCGTCCACGCGCGGATCGCGGGTGCCGATATTGGATCGGCGGTTGGTGGATATGGTGTGCCTGGAGGATCGTGCGATCAGCGATGTGTTGAAGGCGCACGGCTGGTCCGTTCGTGGCGGCAGTGTCAGCAGCGTATCTCAGGCGTTAGGGCAGGCGCTGGATCGGATGATGGGGCCTGTGATGCGGTCTAGTGTCCAAGCGGTACGGTTCGGTCAATGTGAGAATTCGATCTGGGATTGAATAAAGGGGATTGACGCTTAAGTCATCAGCACGGTAGAGAATCCATATCATCTATAAATGCGCCCGCCGAACGGTTTGGGCGCATTTTTGATTCTGCTTTCGATATTTCAGGGGATTGTCATGACGCCGCGCAAGGTCTGCGTGTCGCCGGGATGCTGCGACTTGGCGGTGCCTGGTGCCGCGCATTGCGACTTTCATTTGGATCGGGTGAAGGCGGCTCAGGCCGAGCGTAAGGCGAAGGCCAAGCTGGGCGCAATCGCGGTGGCTGGCGCGGCGTTGTATTCGACCGAGCGGTGGAGGCGCGAACGCAGGCTGTTCCTAGATCGGCATCCGCTTTGCGTGGATTGCGCAGAGTTGGGGGCTGTCGAGGTGGCGACGGATGTGGATCACATCACGCCGCATCGCGGGGATCGAAAACTGTTCTTTGATCGGTCGAATTGGCAGGGGCTTTGTCATCGGTGCCACAGCCGAAAGACTGCGCGAGAGGTGTTCCACGCCAAGGGGGGGTAGTCAAAAAATAGACAGCCTCGGGCCCGGACCGGCGCGGATACCTTTTCTTTCGCGCGGCTAGAATTGGAGAAAAAAGCCCACCTTCAATAGGTTAGGAGAGAGACATGAAAGGGTCCAAGCCCAAGGTTGCAGAGGTGATCCCGATGAAAGGCGCAATGCAGCGGCCTGTGCCGGATGCGCCGGATTTCATGACCTCTGAGGGGCGGGAGGTTTGGGGACGTCTGGCTCCGGTCATGATGTCCAAAAATCGGCTGGAGCCGCATTACGAGGATTTGTTTGCAGCTTATTGTGAGGCTGTTGCGGATTTCATCCGGCACACTGGCGATCTGGCTGCGGTGGGCAGCTACTATCAGGCCAAGACGCGCAACGGTATTCAGGAAAAGAAGCGCGCCCCTTGGGGGCAGCGACAGGATGCTATGGCGACGATGCAGCGGATCGGGGCTTTGTTTGGGATGTCGCCTGTCGATGAGCAGCGGATTTCCAACGGAGCACAGGGGTCGTTCCTGGATGAGTTGGAAAAGGCGCTGAGCGGGACAAATGCAGCCGATTGACCATCCGGTCTCGACCTATGCGATCAGCGTGGTCGAGGGGGACAGGGTGGCGGGCGATCTGGTCAGAATGGCCTGCGAGCGCCACCTGATGGACTTGGAGACCGGCAGGGACCGAGGGTTGTATTTTGATTGCGCGGCGGCAGACAGGATTTTGAACTTCGCCAAGCTTATCCAGCACACAACTGGTCCAATGGCGGGTAAGCCCATGGCTCTGGAGCCTTGGCAACAGTTCCGGCATGGGTCGGTCTTTGGCTGGAAACGGATCGGCACGGGGTTACGGCGGTTCAAGTCTACATATCACCAGGTGGGCAAGAAAAACGGCAAAACCACGGACACGGCGGTGCCTGCGCTCTATACGCAGATCGCTGATGGTGAGGCGTCTCCTCAGGGCTATTGCGCGGCCACGACGCGCGATCAAGCGGGACTGTTGTTCAATGAGTTGAAGAAAATGGTTGCGGCTTCGCCTCTGTTGTCGAACCCGCAGGCAATGAAGGTCTGGCGCTATCAAATTGAGACGCCATTGACCGGCGGCTTTATCAAATGCCTCTCGCGTGATGGCGGGGCCTCGGATGGGATCAACCCGCATTTTGCCGCGCGCGACGAGGTGCACCGCTGGACGGATCGGGAGCTGGCCGAGGTGGTTGTGCAATCGATGTTGGCACGATCACAACCGATTGATTGGGCGATCACTACGGCGGGGGCGGACCTGAATTCGGTTTGCGGTGAGCTGCGGCGGTATTCGGATAAGGTGCTGCGCGGCGACGTGAACGACGACAGCTTTTTTGCGTTCGTTGCCGAGCCGCCCCAGGATTGCGATCCGGCGGATCCGGTGGCCTGGGCGATGGGCAATCCCAATCTGGGGGTGTCGTTCAAGCAAGAAGACCTTGCGCGGCTGTATGAGCAGGCGCAGGCGATCAGTGGCCGGATGCCGAACTTCAAACGGTTGCACCTGAACCTCTGGACCGAAGGGGCCGAAGCTTGGATTGATCGGACGGTGTGGGATCAGGGTGGACAGCCCTTTGACGAGGACCGGCTCTTCGGGCGCAAAGCATGGGTCGCACTCGATCTATCGAAAAAGGTGGATACCACCTCGATCGTCATCGCTGTGCCGGTGGATGGGCTTATCTATCTGATCTGCTACACATTCCTGCCGGAAGGTCCGAAGGGGTTCATCGTTCGTGCCCAGACCGAGAACCGGGAATTTGTTGGCTGGCGGGATGAGGGCTGGCTGGAGGTCCACAAGGGTGGGGCGATCGACGAAGACCAAGTCGTTGAGCGGTTGCAGTGGATTGTGAACCATTTTGACGTTCAGGAAATCGCCTATGACCGCTGGGGCATGGATGGCGTGGTTAAGGAAGCGATCCGGCGGCGCTTTCCGATGGTTGAACATGGTCAGGGCTATGCTTCGATGAGCGCGCCCATGAAGATGTTTGAACAGAGATCCATGGAACGCCGGATCCGCCATGGCGGCAACAAGGTGCTGACCTGGGCGGTGGGCAATGTGTTTCGCGATGAGGATGCGGCGGAACAGATCAAGCCGAACAAGCGCAAATCCACGGGGCGAATTGATCCAGCAGTTGCTGCGATCATGGCCGTGGGACGGGCTGAGAATGCCGAAGAGAA